AGCTTTGCGGCGGCCGCCGCTTGAATTACCTCTTCCAGCCAGCTTGTCAGCCAGACGTTATCCCGGTCATGAATCCTGATCTGTAGATCATCCGCCTCGTCCTCTTCATTGTCGGTATAGGTGACAGACAGCAGATAGGGCCTGATGTCCTTGGTGATGTCCACGCCGGCAAATTTGATCTCCACCGCAGTCCGGCGGGCCTGATCCTGTTTGTTCATGTCGTCCTCACAGCCTCCATATCCCTCGTTTCCGCGCGAGCGCGAAAACCGCTTCGCTGGGTTTATGCGGGGGCCCCTTATTTCCGTTTCCACGGCGGCAGAGTATCGCTGATCTTCACTTCCGGCTCAGGCAGTGTCAGTACAATGCCAGCTGGGAACGTGTGGTACATCCGGTACTGCCGGTTCAGATTCATAAGCCGGTCCGTATAGGCCGTATCGCCTAATTGGGTAAAGGCAATGCTGTCCCACATATCGCCCTGCACGGTGGTGTAGGTCCTCATACATAGGCCCCCCTTCGTGCGTCTATCTGGATACTCTCCATAGCGTCGGCTACTGCCTCCTGGAGTTCACCCCGGCGAACGTAGTCCTCCAAGGCCCGCACTGTCTCCGGCGTCGCATGGCCCTCAAGGTGGATATGAACCTCTACCCTGACCGGCGCAGCGCCCCCGCCGCCATGTCCGACAGACGGGATCGTCTCCACAGCTGCTATCGCTTCTGCGTTGGTAACGCCGGCATACGCCGCCGCATTGCTGTCATTTGCGGTCAGGTATGCAAACTGCTCGGAAATATCCGCAGGCAGGATGGTTTCACCGCCCCGCATCCGCATCAGCTCCGGGCCTTCCTCACCAACCCAGGCCCAGCCGGGGGGCGCATTGCTGACACCGGAGGCATAGGCCGCCAGATGGTCCCCAGCGTCCCCGCTGTGCCCGCGGCTGGTATAGTGGAGATCCAGGCCTAGTGCGTTGGCGGCGGTCTGCCCCAGATCCGCATAGGCCTGTTGGACCACGGGGAGCATGTTGGCCGCTTCATCAATAAAGGCCTGGATGGTGCTGCGGGCGCTCTCCTGGGCCTTGTCTGGCAGGCTCATGCCCTCCACGCCATCCTCCATGGCCGTGCGCAGCCCGGCAACCTGCTCCGGGAATCCGGACACGAGCTCCGCCAGACTACCGGCAGTTTCGGACTGCTGATCCTGTAACTCCTGCCACTTGGAAACCATCGTCCGCAGGTCCTCGTCGCTTGCGCTTGCCATGCCGGCAATCGCGTTGACGCTGTCTGAGCTCCCGTCCGCGAAGGTGGCTATCATTTCACTGAGGCCCGCAATATCGGCGCTGCGCTCACCCAGGGACGCCAGATTGGCGTTATAGTTCTCCCAGTAGGTGATCTGGCTTTCCAGGGCCGCATTGATGGAACTGGCGCTGGTAGCAACGACATCCGCCGCTTCATCCCACAAGCTGTACTGTCCGGAGATAGATTCTTCGGCAGCCGTATATGCCTCGTTGTAGGCAATCGTCAGCTGCTCAATCTGCGTCCGGACGGAGGCAATCGTGCTTTCCATCGCAGGGGTAACATCCGCTGCTTCCGCCTGGGCCGCATGGTATTCCTGGAAGGTCCCCTCCAATTCAGCCAGAGCGGCCTCGTTCTCTTCATAGGCTGCTGTAGTTTCCTCCAGAATGGCGTTGTAGGCGTCCAGCTGCTCCTTTGCGGCCTCCATATCCGCTTTTGTCTGGGAAATTTCCGGCGTACTGACTACAGCGGAGCGCCGCATATAGGGTTCTTTAGCGCGATTGTAGGCAGCACGGGCCGATTCGTAATCCTCAGCGGCAAGCCGGGCCTGTACCGCCGCGTCATCTTTCTGAGTGCCCAGTATGCCGCGCTGCTGCAAGGCGTTGACATAGTTCTCGTAGTCCTGGGCCATGCGCCTGGCTTCCGCTTCTGCCTGGGCCATTTCTTTCAGACTTCCGATAAAATCTTCGGAGCCGGAGATCACGCTGTCGTAATTCAGATTCAGATTTGGCAGCGTTTCATTCAGATGATCTACGATAGCCCGGATGGCATCCTGGCTCTCTGCCGCCTTTGCGGAACTGGAGGTCAGCTCTGCCAGCTTACCGATCAGCGCATCCGTGCCCGCTGTTTCCGTATCCAGACTGGCGTTTGCCGCCTCTCTGGCTGCGGCAGCGTCACGGTAGCTGTCCATGACCGCTTCGTGGGCGGCCTGGTATTCCTCGAAGGTCTGCTTCCCGCTCTCATAGCTGGCCGTTAGATCGTCGATTTGCCAACGAAGAGACTGCGCCTCATAGGAGGTCTCCCCGAACTGCCCCACAGTCTGTTCATACTCCGCGTTCAGCTCCTCCAGCTGCTCGTGCTGTTCCCGTGAAGCGGCAGTCAGCTCATAGCTTTCATTCGCCGTGACCTGATAGGCGTCCCCAATGGCATACGCGACGCCAGCCAGTGCCGCACCGGCAGCGACAACCGCCAGAACCGGCCCGACAGCAACGCCCATCGTCCCCGTGAAGATCGCGGCCGCGGCATTTGCCACCCTGATCGCGGCAGTAACGCCGGTAATCGCTACGGTTGCCGCGCCAAAAGCGCCTGCGGCAACCGTGATCCCCTTGACCAAACTGGGATGCTCCTGCACAAAGGTATTGATCCAGGTCAGGACATCCGTACCAAGTTCGGCCAAATCCCGAAGCTCAGGGTTGAACTGCTCCCCGATAGTGGTTTGGACTGCTTCCCATGCGGAGTTCATCAAAGCCAGCTGGCCGTTGAGATTATCCATTTTGATTTCGGCCATGCGCTGGGCAGCGCCGGAACAGTTGTTGATGCTGTTGGTAAGAGATGCGTAATCTTCGTCGGTGGCGTTCAAAATCGCCAGCAGACCGTTGTATCCGTGCTGTCCGGCAATCGCCATAGCGTTGTTGACGCGCTCAGCCTCGGTCATCTGCTCAAAGTAACCGCGCAGCTCGTTGATGGTTCCGGCGAAATCCTTCATGGTACCGTCGGTCCTGACAGCGGAATACTCATATTCGCCAAAGGCCGCGCTGGTAAGCGTGACGCCCTCCAGCAGCCCGTTGAAGGTATTTTTCAGCGCGGTACCACTGATACTCCCCTTTACGCCGGCGTTCGCCATCAGACCAGTTGCAACAGCTACGTCCTCGATGCTGTAACCCAGCGCACCGGCAACACTGGCAGACTGTTTGAAGGTCTCGCCCATGATGCTGACGCTGGTATTGGACTTGGTGGCCGCTGCGGCCAGAACATCCGCAAAGTGCGCTGTGTCGGCGGCGGTGAGGCCAAAGGCAGTCAGGTTGTCGGTGACAATATCGGATACCAGGGCCAAATCCTCTCCGGAAGCGCGGGCCAGATTGATTACGCCGTCCATGCCGGAGATCATCTGTTGGGCATCCCACCCGGCCATTGCCATGTAGCCCATGGCTTCGGAGGATTCCCGGGCGGTATACTTTGTCTCCGCGCCCAGCTCCTTGGCCATGGCGGTCAGCTCGGCCATTTCCTGGGCTGTGGCGCCGGAAAGGGCTTTCACGTTGCTCATGCCTTCCTGGAAATCCGCTGCGATTACAACACATTCCAGGTAAGCGTCCTTGATTTCGCCTAAAGCATCTGCGATGCCTGCCGCTGCAATAGCGCTCTGTACCGCCTCGATGCCCTGGGCCGCCTGCCGGCCAAAGCTGTCTGCGCTGTCGGCAGCCCGGTCCTGCTGGACTTGCAGCTCTTTGATCTGCTCCGTGAGCCGGGCATCTGCCTGGGCAAGACTGGACGTATCAATACCGGCCTCCTGGAGCTTTTGGCTGGTAGCTTCCAGTTTTTGCTTCTGCCGGTCCAGTGCAGTCTCGGTATCCTTGATGCGCTGCTCCAATTTCAGCTTTTCCCGCTCCAGGCCGGCGGTGGAGGCGGTAGTCTTGTTGATCTCCCGCTGAAGGAGATCATGCTGCTGTTGAAGGTTGGAGAGTTTCGTGGTGGTGGCGGCGATAGCCTGCTCCTGCTTCTGGTAGCTGGAAACATTGGCTTGCAATTTCTGGAGGTCCTGGATCTCCCTGCCCAGCTTGGAAAACTCTTGCTGCGCCTTACTGAAAGTCCCTTGGAAATTGCCATTCAGACAAGCGTTCAGCGCAAACAGCATCTCATACTCTTTTCTATTTGCCACGTCTGCTTGCCGCCTCCCTTCTTCGCTGTTCGTTCTCGGCCTCGATCTCGTTATTGGCCCTGATCCACGAGCCTAACTCCAACAATGGCAGCGCCAGCCATTCAAAGGCTGGCGTGCTGTTATTTCTTGCCAGGATCAGGCATTGTTTTTGGAGCCAGCATCCTCCATCGCCCGCCTTGACCCCGATCGCAGTAAAAAACGGCGCGCCGTGTCGCAGATCGCTCTAAACTCCAAAATGGGCATCTCGTAAAGCGCCTCTGTGGTGATCGTCCGGAAGCCGTCATCATTGCGGTACGTGCAGGCCCGCGCCGCCATTGCCGCCAGATATTCAGGCGTGAACTGTGCAATGACGGTTGTAATATTCCGATTCAGAAGTTCCCGCTCAATGGCAACACTGTCTTTGCCGCTGAGGCTTTTCCAGTTGAAGGACAGCTTCTCATAGGTTTCACCCTGATAAGTAAAGGGTTCCTGAAACACATGGGTGTAGATGACGTTGTCCTTCTGGGCCTGGGCCTCCTTCTCCACCTGCTCCGCCTGCCCGGCCGTATCCTCGAGAGAGGTATGCTTTTCATCCTTCATGAAGAAAAACTCCTTTCATATTGCCGAATAACGCCCGGTGCAGCCGCGCACCGGGCGTTCGTTTTTAGCTGTATCCCAGCGCCTTGCGGACGTCGGCCATGTAGTCCACGCCGTTGATGACGCATTTCATGTTCCGCTTGTCCAGTTCCCAGAGCTGAGTGCCATCCCGGTAGGCGGCCCAGTAGTACACCGTCATGCGGCCGTTGGCGTTGGCGGCGGTGGCGGGGGCAATGTCGCCGGGGGTCATCGTCTTGGGCCGGGCGATAAAGACGTGCTTGGGTGCCCAGACACCCACCTCAGCGTCCTCGATGTCCCAGTTCTCCTCCGCGATTCGCGCTTCGATCTGGTGCTTGCGCGGCTCCATCATCTTGGCAAAGTTCGCGGGATCGGAGGTGCTGAGGAAGTCCAGCCCCAGCTCCATGTTGTTCAACATTCCCATCAGAGGGACCTCAATGGTGCCCATCAGGCCGGAGGCGTTGAGGGTAATGACCTGATAGCCGATCTCGGGCAGAGACAGCTTGGCAAGGCCGATCTCATTCACAGCATCCTCATAGACGCGGAAGCTGATATTTGCGGCAGGATATTTCGTCATTGTCAGTTCCCCCTCTCATTAAGCCGCCAGAGCCGTTTGGACATAGCTGATGTCGTACTCCAGGGTAAATTCGCACAGCTGCATGGGGCTGGGCGGGGTGATGTAGATGTGGATGCGCAGGATGCCGGCCATGAGATCCAGCAGCGGATTCTCACTCTCCAGCATCTCAGCCCGTGCGCCCAACAGATACTCCATACCCACCAGCCCGTTCAGCCAGATATTGCAGGTATCCAGGATATTGTCGATCAGGCGCCGGTTCATGGGCTTATCCAGCTTGCTCCAGAATGTCCGAATGAGGGTATTGCCTACCCAGTCGAACATCCGGGAAATCGGGATGAAGAAATCCTTCACATCCGTATTGGCAGGATAGCAGGC